TTGCTATTCAGAAGTTCATCTGCAATTTTATTTAATAAACGGGAGGCTTTATCTGTTACCCGACTACGTAAGTTATCACTAACCATCCAACTGTTCCTACTAGAGCTGCTATTAAACCTGTTCCCCAGCCTATAAGCTGGTCTGTTCTACGTTGAGCCATTTTCTCAACCATTACATGAACTTGATTAATCATCATTTCCAAGCGATCAACTTTTTTATCTAAGCCTTCTATGTTCGATGCCATAGATTTGTATCGCTCTGCACATAAATCAACATGTGCTTCTAAACTCTTTTTCTCGATAGGTGCTGTGTCAGCCATCGTAGTCTCTCTAAATTCTTATCTGCAAGTATTTATAAAATATATGCAATTTTACTATTCTATATTTTCAATAATATCGAACACAATATTCTGATTATCGCCTTTAGCGATTAAATAAGGCAACAAAAATCCTTCTCTATAGGTTTCATCTAGTCCAACAATCATTGGAACACCGTGTACTGCCTCTTTTAATAGTCCAAGTTGATCATCGTCTTTGGTAAAGATACCTCTGTGTTCAATACCAAAACTGAATGTCCACAATGTGTTTTCTTTTCGTTTGATTATTTGAGGATCTGATACATTCATTGGTTGTGTTTGCAGACTAACGCATTGCAGTATTGTTTCCCAATTGCGTTGTTGATTTCTGCTGAAGTTCCAATCATCCAGTGTTGATATAGTTCTTCCCGAATTGTCAACATATCCGTTTTGTAATTTTCTATAGCTTTTGGTACCTGTTGGAGTACAGTCAAAATGGGTAATTACACTAATTGTTTGCATTTCGTAAACTCCAATACACTTGTAGTTTGTCTAGCATGTCTTTGATAACTGGATCTTTTGGACTTTCTGAAACAATTTCTGCCATATGTGCAGAAATACTGTGTGGATCTGGCTTTTTAAAAACCAACTCTTTCCTTTGACTACCAAAACGTCTGCGATAAACTGTATCGCCTTGATCCGGGCTTTCATATATCCATTGTGTTTTTTGCATACGAATATTTAGCCACAAAAAAACCCTAGTTAATAAAAACTAGGGTTTGATATTTGTTTATAGCAAATTAAAATTATGCTAATTTCATTCCAGCATCAGCTACAGTTGAACTTGAACAGTCAATTGGTGTAGATCCAGCTGCTGTTAACAAACGAATTTGTGTTTGCAATGTTGCTGCTGTGTAAGCGTCTGTTGGGTAAAGTGCAACAGAAATCTGTCCAGTTGTATCGTCTTCTACTTGATATATTGCAACAGTTGACTTTGTTTGAATGTCTTGTAAAATTGCTTCTACTCCTAATCCTGTTCCAACTTGTGCTTGTAAGTCTACTGCAGAACCGTCGTTTATCAATAATTTGAAAAAAGCTAGTTTTGGACCTGCTACGTTAACTGGTGCTGATTCTGCTAATGCGCCAGATAAAGATCCGTTGTTTGTGTCCATATGGAATACTTGTTGTGCATTACCATGGGTTCTTGTAAATATTGCCATTTTAATCTCCTATATCTAATGGTGGAATCGCTAATGCAGTTCCTACTTTTATTTAGCATAGATTGGTAGTTTTAAAAGGCGTAGATTAGCGTCGAGCAAAGGTTTTTGTTCGGCGTAAGAACTCGTAGAATTCATTTTGCAAACCTGTCTTACGCATCTGTAACATCAGTCTCGAGCGGATTGTGTTCTTGTCTCTAGGTGTTTGTCTGTCCCAATTGGATATCTGTCTACGCATCTGTATGAGCGGTGCTGGTAAAAAGTCTACCATTTGTCGTTGCAGTATCAACATCATATAACTATAGTCACTGTTGTTAAACTGACCTTTCATAATGCTTCTAAGATTACGTTTTAATCTAAGTTCAGGAATTGCAATCTTTACATCTTGTTTAATACGATCTTTGAACCGTTCTGGTTTCATTGCAATAGCAATTAGGTTGTACAAGTCAGGCTGACTGGTTCTAAACCCTGGCCAGTTTTGCAGTTTCATAATTTCTTCTGAGATGCGAGCTGCATATGCAGGATCACTGTCAACAAATATTTGCAGTGCCAACAACTGTTCAAACAACTGTTCACCAACTGCTTTTTGTGTTAGCTTATTGAGTTGTCTTGGTGTTCTGTATGCACGACTTTCTGTAATCCAATCAAACGCAATCTTGGGTTTTTGTTTATTTTCACTAAGTCCTTTAACACGTGCAATAGCATTCCATCTTGCAGTCACAGTGTCTACCCATTCCCAATTGTCACCTGAAAATGCACTTACGCCTTTAGAATATATATCCCATTCACCTCTGTGTATGTCATTGTCATCCAAGTGTCTTGATATCTTGTATTCAATACCGTTGTGTGTCATCAAGTATGCACCCGGCTCTTTAGGATGCTTTTTTGTTGCACCTTCTTTTACTACTGGTATAGGACGTACACTCTTACGTGGCATCTCATAACGTTTGGCAATTCTAAAAGGCGAATCTTCAACTGTAAATACTCGATTAGGAGTTGAAAAGTTGTCCTTACGCATAACAGTTTTGGCAATAAGATCAAGTTCATCATTGCTTTTATCCAGCACCAGTGCAAAAGGCACATTGATGTTTGTTTGTAGGTCACGCATCACTGCTTCGCTATCTGGACCCATCTGTGCAATAGGCTTGCCATAACGTTTGCGTTCTTGCTTGAACAATCTAGTGAGTTCAGCAGGCACAATAGGCTTGTCGTTGCGTTCGTCATTGACTCTATCTAAAAAATGTTTTGTAAATTCCACATCGATACCAACGTCTGCAAATATTCTATCGGCAAACTTTTCTAGTTGTTGTATATCTACAGAGGTTACTGCCATTAACTTAACTTTTTCTTTATCCATAACACCAACGCATATACTGCTATTGCGTATACTGTTGCTATACCTACATCAACTAGGTGTTCTCTCATGTTGTATATAAATTGTATTCCTGCTTCTGCGTCTGACATTACGCACCTCCTGGGTTGTTGGCTGCAAAGTTCACTCTGCTAAATTTATCTCTGTTCACAAATTTCATATCCTTGCCAACATATCCTTCGTGTCCTGGTTCACCTTTTATATCTGCTTTTACATCTGCATCTTGATTGTCAAGTGCTACTATCAGTTTGTCTTTTAATAATGCAATATTTACAAAAGAGCTGAACATGGCACTAACTGCGCCTTGATTCTCACTCATCCATTCAATAATTCTTGGTGCTTGTGTTTTTGTTTTTTGTGTTACCCATGGACCAAAGTCTTTAATCATGTTTGTAAATCCACCTTGCCTAACTTTAAAGTTGATGTACTGTTTCATCAACCCTGGCATGCTACCAATTCTTCTGCGTCTTAGTTCTTGTGGATCAAGAAAAGCATCTATTGCTGGAGCATATTCGTTGTAAGTGTCTTGTATTTTTATCACAAGACCTTTGTCCAGGTCAATAGCACTGCCTGTGTCTTTCATGGTGCTATCTAAAACCAATACACCTGGTGCTTTGTCTAGTACACGTGATGTTACTGGTCGTACAGTGCCGCCTGGTTTGTCAATCTCTGTATGTATAGCAATGCCTATTTCACTGGCTCCAATTTGTTTACCAAGTGGTGTAGCATCACTTACTCTGTAGGTTACTTGATTAGGAGTAAACACATATGCACCATTCTCAACTGGTGGTGTTGAACTATATAGTAAATCTGCTTGTACAAACCCTCTAAAGTGTTGCGGAATAGTTCTATCCAACAGAGGAAAAAGTTTTCCATACAACTGTATTAAAGGACCATAATCATCACCTTTTCTATTGCCAAGTACTCTTGCCATGTCTTTGGCACTTGTTGCCATTCCATTGTATCTTTTAGCAACAAAGCCGCCCTTGTCTGTGAGTATAAACTGTCCTGAATCATCACGTCCAAATACTATAGCAGGCTTGCCGTCCCATTTAACTGTGTTTGTTTTTGCTGGTTCTTCTGCACTGCGTTTGATACCATCAATTGCTTGTTTTATACCTTTTGAACCATAATCAAATACCAGATCTTCTGGGTGTTCTATTCTTGCACCTTCTGCAAGATAAGGTTTGTATAATGGTCTATTGTCTGTAACAACTTCCATTCCTTGGTTAACAATTCTGTCACGCAGTCTTGCAAGCCAGTCACTGCCACCTTCTTTTATTGATTCAAACTGCAATCCTTCACGTTCAGCATAGCCTCTAAAGTCTGCTAATTTTGCATCTTTGTTAGGATCACTTTGTAATGCACTGATGATTGCTTCTACACTGAATAGATCTTTTTCAGTTGCACTTTTGGTTAGTATGAGTTTTGCAATTTCTTCAGGGTTGTCGGTTACTAGCTCATTGGTTGTTCTGCTAACTAATCCTGAATTTGGCGATAATTTATAACCTGCGGCTTTTGCAATACTATTCATTAGTACATTGCGTGTTACACCTTTGTAAGTACTTGAAGGATCTGCTCTCATTAAAAACTTTGAAAAGTCTGGCTTGACCACAAACATAAAATCAGTCTGTATATAGCCTTGATCTTCTCTGCCAGTTATTGGTGCTTTAAAGTGTACACTAATGCCTGATTTGCGTATCCATTCTTTAGGATCAAAGCCATGTGACTCTGCCCACTTGGTGAGTCTTGATTCTAGTTCTTGTTTGCTGATTGTTTGAGGATCAACGGCTAGATCTAAATCACCTGATGTTGTCTTCTGTCCTGTACTACCAAGCATGTTATCCATGAGAGGCAAACCAGTAAGTTGCTCTAACCACTTTATGGTTGGTTTAACGTCAGTTTGGTTGATACGTTTTGTTGCTATAGCACCGTCTGCATCTTTGAAGACGTTGCCACCCTCTTTTAATTTCATTATGTCACCGCGTTTAAATATGCTATTACTTGCTTTTTAATAGTTGGTGTTGCATTAATTTTTTGTACCAATGCCATTACTGGATCGTTGCTGGCAATTTTCTTTAGATCAGGCATTTTTAAATTAGCAGTTTGATAACTCTGTTGTAATACTGCTCCGTCGACACCAAAGTTAGTTAAGAACTGTGCAACTTGTACACTATCAGTTGGCTTGCCTGCTTTGGTCCATGCTTTCATAAGTTTATCAGCAGTGACCTTAGTTGTTATGTTAGTGCCAATTTGTTTTGCTTTACCTGCGGCTGCAGTGACACCTTTTGATATTTGTGCTTTTGCTCTTTGCAATAGCCCTGGTGCTTCCATAAGGTATTTGTTATTTCTATATGCCACTGCAACAAACAACTTTGAAACTTGATCTTCACTTAATACATTGGTTCTTAGACTGTGTCCACTTTGTGATAATCTGGCTTTACGAGCCGCTATTTTTGCGGCACGTTCGGCCGCTTTTGCATCAAATTTTTCTGCGGCACCGTCAACGTTTGCTTTAAGCCATTCAGTTGCTTCAGATGACATTGCTTCTGTTCCTGGAAACTGTTGATTAAATTGTGCAATTTGGTCTGGATCTGTAATTGGTATATTACCACGTACAACTATACCTTGACCTGTTCCACCTGGTGCAACTAGATCTGCTTTAGCTTGGAGATTAGCTTTGCTTTGTGCAACTTTATCCTGTAAGGAATTTACAGAATCTGGATCAGCATTAAAGTTTGATCCAGAGCTGCCAGTTGATAGTTCATCAAAGTCTTCTCCTGGGATTCCGCCGCCACCATCAGCACCTATTTCAGCACTCTGATCACCATCAACAGTAGCAACGTCACCACTTTGGTCAAGACCAGTACTATCAAGATGCTTTTCTAATTGTGCGTTAAATTGATCGTTAACATCATCTGGAATAAGGTTATTGTTTTCCATATCAAGAATAGCATCCATCTGTTCTCTGGATAATGGTTGCCCAGGCTTATAGTCTGATAGATTTAAATCACCGTACATACTATCCAGTTGTGCATTGTATTGATCTAGAACATTTTGTGGAATGCCATCTTGGTTTGGTAAGTCAGTAATCATATTCATTTCTGATGTGTTAAGTTTACCATCAAAGTCAGAAACTATATCTTCGATACTTCCAGGAGGTGCATCAAACGCCATTGCATCAGCAGTGCCACCACCAACTGCATCTGCTGCGACATCTCCGCCCGCTACATCTGCGGCAGCTTCTCCACCTTTAATTAGATCACCTAATGAACTTGCACCTGCGGCCAATGCACCAGTTTTA